ACCGCGACCAGTTGAAAAAGCATCGGCGCCAACTGCTCAACAAACCGAAGCTCCTTCAGCGCAGGGCAAACCTTGGGAGTCATAGACGCAATTGACCAGGCAATTCTTCGGGAGCACCCTCCCGAGAACCCTCGGACCTACATGGGCGGGAGCTCGATCGGGAAGGCTTGTGACCGAGAGCTCTGGCTGAGTTTTCGTTGGGCAGTCCAGGTTACCTTTGGAGCTCAGATGTTGCGCTTGTTTCAGCGCGGCCATAACGAGGAGGCTTCGTTTGTAAAATACCTGCGCGATGCAGGAATGACCATTATTGAGTTTGATGAGAACGGTGCACAGTTCGCAGTCAAGTTCGCCTGGGGTCACGGCGGCGGCCATTTAGATGGGGCAATGGATAACGTACCTGGTCATCCGGGCTGGCATGTCGCTGAATTTAAGACGGCAAATAACAACAGCTTTAACAGTACAAAGAAGCAAGGTTGTCGAGAAGAAAAGCCAGTTCATTGGGCCCAGATGCAAATCTATATGCACCTAACCGGAATGCCCCAGGCAAGTTATCTGGTCGTGAATAAAAACAATGATGCTCTTTTCTATGAGCATGTTCCCTACGATGCTGATGAAGCAGAACGTTTAATTGCCAAGGCCGAATATATTGTAACAAGTGACGGGCCTCCCGAAAAAATTAGTAGTCAACCCTCTGCTTTCGCTTGCAAATTCTGCGACTTTAAAGAGCTCTGTCATTATGACGCGACACCAAAAACGAACTGTCGGACCTGCGCGTTTTCGACGCCAGAGGTTGATGGTGATGGTCGATGGTCCTGCGAAAAGCATCAGAAAGATATCACGACTCAAGAGCAGCGCCTAGCTTGTGAAGACCACAGGTTTATCCCGGAGCTGCTGCACAACTGGGCCGAAAAAAGTGGAAGGGTCCAGGACGGGAACGTGCCCTATAAGAATTTAAGAACTGGCGCCGAGTTTATAAATGGTGACGCCGGATACAGTAGCCGGGAAATCACAGCGGTGCAGGACATAAAATTTATCGGCGCCGCAGAAACCGATGCGATCAAGGCGAAGATGGATGCGAGGGTTATCGGATGAGCAAGCTGACAGTAGAGCTCGATGAACAAGATGTCGAAGAGTTATTCGATTGGGTCCGCCAGGTGACCGATAACCAGGAACAAATACTAATCAAGATGGACGCGCTCATTACTGCGGTGACTAATGAGGCGAGGTAAGTGGAAGCACGTCCACCCGCTGCATAGTTGCGCGAACTGCGAGGAATGTATTGCTGGCTGGTGCGCCGTTTTTAAAGACAGCATCCCGGTCGATTTTTTACAAAAAGACAATCAGTGCGAGCACTGGCAAGAGGACCGACCTTGGATCAAATAAACCCAGACCATTACAAGCGTAACTCTATGGAAGTAATTGACATCATCGAGGCAATGCTGACGCCGGAGGAATTCAGAGGGTTTTTAAAAGGTAACCAGCTCAAGTACCTATCAAGATGCGATCACAAACTTGACTCAGAGGGAAAGTTAAACCCAATTGAGCATTTGGAAAAAGACTCCTGGTATCTCGACAGACTGAAGGATCATTACCGAAAAACGTGGGAGAGAAATCGATGAGGCTGATCCACGCTAGAAAGTGGGGGGACAACCCTAGCCCTTTTTATCGACGCATCAACTGGCCAGTGGTTATCGGCCTACTGGTCGCAATGGTGATTATAAATGGCCTTATCTAACGACCGATTAGCCGAAGAGAAAAGAGTTAAGGCAATGCTGCAAAGGCAAGTGTGGCTGACACGTCCCTGGGTGCCCTCAGTTCGGCTTCCAACTCAGGCTAAACCAAACAAAAATGGAGTGTAGTATGAATTTAATAAGCTTCACCGACACGTTCAATAAGCTTGGCGTTTCCCGGAGAACTCTTTACCGCATTGTCGAAAACGATAAGTCATTTCCCAGGGCGAAGAAGCCTTTTGGTCAAAAGGTTTATTTTGTGAAAGAAGACATTGATCAATGGCTCGAGAACGCTATGTCTGAGAATGCAAAATCTTCGTAATCTTGCACAATCTTAACTCGCCTATCATAAAGATCCGATCTCCAATAAGCACTTAGCACCTGGTTCTCCTCTCGGTGCGCAAGTTGTCGATCGGTATCCTCTCGAAGCCCCGCACTTGTCGCCATTACCCAATCGGTGAAAGTCGATCGGAAACCATGAATAGTAATTAAATCATTTTTATAATCGGTAAAACCAAACGAACGCATAGATTTTACTAGGGCGTTGCTAGTAATAAATTTGTTCTTAGCGTCGCCAGGAAACACTCGTTCATCTTTTGCAAACTCAGCTCTTTCTTGTAGTTCCCAGAGTAAACGGCTAGGTATTGGCAGCTTGTGTAGTTCTCCGTCCAACTTGCCAATCGGGGACTTCCACTCACCATTTTGCAAATTAAAGTCTGTCCAGAGAGCTCCCCTGGCGTCCTCTGACCTAACCTGGGTCAGCAAAATTAATTTGAGGGCACTGTGGGACGCCTCTTTTTTGCCCCAAAGTTTACTTGTATAAGCCGGTAGGTCGTCGTAAGACAGTGCTGGGTGATGGCGAACTTTCCCTTTGTAGTGCGGCAAAAGATTTTCAAGAAGGTTTTTAAACTTGGCAGGGTTTCGTTTATCGCTAATTTCTTTTGCGATCCCGTAGTCAATAATATTTTCAACGCGACTTCTAGACCTTGATGCAGTCTCATGTTTCGTAAGCCACAATGGAGACAGTATTTTTACCATGTGGGTAGGCGTTATTGCTTCAACTTCCAAATGGCCGATCACTGGTAAAATGTATTCGTTCAGCGTGTTACGCCATCCCTGCTCTGACCTGCCGTTGCTGGTCCAGGCGGGTCGTTTTATTTCATTAATATACTGCGAGGTCAATTCGGCAAAGGTGGTCCCCTTTGCAGCTTCTTTTATACTACTAGATTTTTTCTTTTCTTTAGCTTCTCTCAATATTTCTTGAGGAGCTACCTCTCCCCCTAACAATATGATCGCTTTCTTCTTTGCTACGCTTGGAGACATCGCAGGGTATGTTCCAACGTAACTCCATTTCCTAATTTGGTTGATCTGCTTACGGACGTACCACTTTTTAGTTAATCTATCGCTTTTGGTAAAAAGCCTTTTATTCTCAATCTTTAAATAGAGGCTTGGAGCGACTCTAAAATTTCCAACTTTAGTTAAATGTTTGACCTGTACATCAGAAAGGTTCTTGGGCATTAGGGGCTACCACCGGGGACTACCAATTGAAGTCACAGTATGGCACTTGTTAGCACACTCAGGCAATAATAATTCTATAGGTCGTTGTTTTTGCTACTAGTTGTCACATCCTAGCATACGGGTATGAATACCACCCTCTCCGCCAACTATCCCCTACAGCCCTTTAGAATCAACAAGGTTTGGTTTTAAAAAGCTCTGGGGACTACCATTAGGACTACCAACTGTTTTCGCAGTGATTTCTAGGGGGCTGGGGCGATCACTTGTTGCTCAGGGTTAAGCATCATTTTGAGCCTATTAAACTCTTCCATCGACATCGTGCCACTCTCAGCTTCATTCTGGGCGGCAGTGTTAATCCTGGCAAGGTTTGCAGGGAGCTGAATTTGTCCCGCCGTAGGCACAGTTCCAGCAGCCGAGCTCATCAGTTGTCGCTGAAATGGTGAGAGTCCATCAAGCACCGGATTAACCACAGAATTAATTCCGGCGCCAACGCTTCCCACTCCTCGATCAATTGCACCGCTCACCCGGCCAACGCCTCTCGCTGTTTCACCCATTAGCCTTGGGCTAAACATCGGCAGCGCAGCGAGAGTTGCAGGGTTGGTATAAACTCCGGCAACACCAGTACCAGTTGCGCTAACTGCTTGAAGCCCTCGAGGAGTAATACTGCTTAAAGACTGTCCTGCAATGCGAGGCGCCAAAAAATAGCCACTGGCTTCGTCGAGTTGCTCGAGCAGTTTTAAACGAGCACCAAAATTGGCATTCACGTTATTTCGCATAGTGCTTTGCAGCTTTCTTAAAATAGTATCTGCTGCTGCATTGTTGCCCAGGCTTAACGCTTTCTGCATCTCCCTCTCAAGCCTAGTCGCTTGCTCGTATGGCTTCATTACATTTTCGTAGCCAGGGACCATTTCAAGAATGTTCTTTTTAATTAAATCCCTAGCCTGGGCGACGACCACGGCGCTGTCTCCAGGATTAATCCCGTCTGGGTATTCGCCATCGATTCTACGTTTGAGCATGTCTAGCCCCTTCGCGTTATGCAGCGCTGGGGATTTTTGCCATTCGGCAATAAGTTGTTGTATGGCCTGTAATTTAACTTGGCCATTCTTTGATAATTCAGAGGCGCCTTCATAGAAAAACTTTTGTGACCAGCCGTCAATATTCTGGGCGATCATATCGAAATCAATCGGCACCTGTTCGAGCTCTAGGGCATCTCGTCCGCTGATAAAATCGTTTTGTTTCGTTTGTTTCCTGTCGCGCAAAGCTGCGAGAGCATCGTCAACCACTGCCGTAGGGTCTTCATTCCCTCGCATATTATCCACAAAGCCTTGATCGACTTCGCCGCCAACGCGACCCGCGTTATAAGCTTGCTCGATACTTTCTCTTCCAGCACCAGTTGCGGAACCAACAATTGCTGGAACTCCTGCCTTT